CGCGGCCGAAGTCGCTCCCGAAGCGCCGCCCCGTGGCGCATTTGACCGCGCCGGATTTGGACAAGCTGACCCGGTGTATCGGGGACGCGCTCAGCCAGGTCGTCTACGGCGACGATGCGCAGGTCGTCGAAGCCGTGGTCGGGAAGTTCTATGCGGGGATCGGCGAGGCGCCGCATGTCGACGTGCGGGTCGAGGCGACGGCCGGCGTGCAGCCGCTGGCCGTGCCGCCGGCGCCGCTGCCGCTGTTCGCGGAGGCCGGACGATGACCCCCCTGCAGCAGCAGCACGCGGACCAATTACGCGACCTCATCGCCAGTTTGGAGCGGCTGCGGGCGCTCTTCGTCATGCAACGCGATCACTTCCTGGACCGCGTCCAGGCGGCGACCCGCGACATCGAGGAGACCGACGACAAGATGCTGCGCGTGCTCGAAGTCCAACGCGATCTCGCGGCCGAGGTCGAGCGCACAAAGGGAGTGGTCGAATGAGTGGCACCAGCAATATCACGCAGGAACGCGCGGCGCGGCGCTTTAACCAGATTGCCACGCTCGAGCGGCAGCTGGCGATCAAGCTGGGCGACATTGCGCTTGCGAAGGCGCACGTCAAGGAACTGCAAGAGGAGGCCGACGGGTTGATGGGGCGGATGCGATCCGCCGCGCGGGACGCGGGCGAATTGCCGCTGTTCGATCTGGATGAGCAACCGTGACGGACTTCCCAGCCTTCGCGGGCGGCGGCGGGCATCGGGCGCGGGAAGCGACCTGGTGGCGCGGCAATCCTGCGGCGTTGAGAGGACGCCGCCGCCCGCGAGACGTCTCAGGGGTCTCGTAGGTCTCATGGGTATCAAGCCTGACCCGCGCATCGTGGCCGCCCGCCGCGACGAGCTCCACGCGCAGGGGCGCGTCGCCTACTGGCTCGTGGTGAGCTACCAGGACGGGCTGGACTTGTTGGCGGGCCAGGTGCCGGCCGCGGTCCGGTCGCAGTTGCTGGCGACGCTCAAACGGGCGCGGGCCGAGAGTGCCGCCGAATACGCCGCGCGCATGAGTGACGCCGAGGATCGACGGTGAGGCTGTGACATGAAAGCCCTGACCCCGAAACAACAGCGGTTCGTCGCGGAATACCTCGTGGACCTGAACGCCACGCAGGCCGCCATCCGGGCCGGTTACGCCGCAAAACACGCCGATGTCGAGGGGCCGCGCCTGTTGGGAAATGTTGGGATTGCCGCGGCGATTCAACAGGGCCAGGCGGTGAAACTCGCGCAGGTCAACGTGTCGGCCGAGGGTGTCGTCCAGGAGCTCGCCTGCGTGTCGTTCTCGAACCTGCAGCGGCTGTTTCGCCCGACGGGGGAATTGATTCCGATCCACGAATTGCCGCCGACGGTCGCCGCGTCGATTGCCTCCCTCGAGGTGATCCTCAAAAACGCCGAAGCGGGCGACGGCAAAATCGATCGCGTGCTGAAGGTGCGGATGTGGGACAAGGTCCGCGGGTTGGAGTTGCTCGCGCGGCGATTTGGGCTGCTGGTCGACAGGGTCGAAATCTCCGGCGATGTGACGTTGACGCAGAAGATCGCGCAGGCGCGCGAGCGGGGCGCAAAACTGTTAGCGGAGCGAAACGGCGCGGCGGAATGAGGCTCGGTCTGGTTGGCCGAGGTCGGGTGAGGCCAGGCCTGGTGATGCCGGGCGTGGTCAGGCGGGCTGAGGCGCGCCAGGGTGTGCCGAGGCTTGGCGTGGAATGGCAAGCCAAGGTGCGGCACGCTGCGGCGGGGCGTGAACCTGCCGGAATACATTCCGCCCGACGCGCTGCAGGACGTGCTCGTCAACGCGGGCCGCCTGATCGGACTGGCGGATTTCCGGCCGACCTATGGTCGGTTTGCGCTGCAGCATTTCGAGATTGTGGTGCCGGATTAGGGTTCGGCGCGGCCCGGCTTGGCGCGGCGTGGTTTGCTCGGGTGGGGCTAGGCATGACGCGGCCGGGTAGGGTTTGGTGCGGCAGGGTTAGGCCCGGTCGGGTTTGCTATGGCATGCCTTGGAAGGGCACGGAATGGCGGTGTTTGGCAGGGCGTGGTGAGGCAGGAACGGCATGACCGAGACCCCCCGCTGGACGCAGAATCGCACGCGCTGCCGGCACTGCGGGGTGCGGTGGGGCCAGTCGCCGCTGTGGCTCTGCCGCCAGTGCGATCGGCTGCTCGGCAGCTACGTGCCGCAGACGCCGACGACGCGGCACTGCCGGCGCTGCGGGACGGCGGCGGACACCCGCGAAAGTCTGTGCACGGCGTGCTGGCAGATTGTCGCGGCGGAGATCACGGCGGCGGCGGCGGCCGCGGCCTTCGGGCGGCCGGTGGAGGCGCCGCGCCGGGAGCGGGTGATTCGCGGGCGGACCTATGTCGTGGTGTGGGACGGAACGAAACGATAACCGGAGGACATGCAGATGGCTGAATTCACCCAGTATCGCAAGAAGCAACTCGCGGAGATGCGCCCCTACGTGGCGGGCGAGCCGCTCGTGGGCGTCTCGATCGCGGATGTCGATCGGCAGGCGGGATCCGCGTGGACGCAGAGCGCGACGCCCTAAAGGCGCAGCTCGAGACGGTGACGATTGGTATGGACCGAGCGTGCAGTAACTCGTACGGCTCGTCAGAGTGCCCGTGGTGTGGCGAGGAGGGGCTGACTGAGCCGTTCACGCACCATCCAACCTGTAAGTTAGTGGTGGCGCGGAAGGCTCTTGGGCGGGACACGGCACCGTGAGTGCGACGGTCACCGACGAAGAGGCGCTGCAGGATCTCGTCGCGTCCTGCTACGCCGACCCGCTCGCCTTCGTCCTGCAGTGCTTCCCGTGGGGTGAGCCGGCCACGCCGCTCGCCGACGAACCGGGCCCCGATGCCATCCAGCGCGAATTCCTGGAGTCGCTCGGCGTCGAGATCCGGGCGCGCGGGTTCAATGGCCGCGATGCCGTCCTACCGATCCGCATGGCGGAGAGCAGCGGCCACGGGACTGGTAAGTCCGCCCTGGGCGGGATGCTCGCGGCGTTCATTCTCTCGACGCGGCCGGACAGCATCGGCACCGTGACGGCCGGGACCAATACGCAGCTCAAAGAGCGCACCTGGGCGGCGATCGGCGCGTGGCTGCGGCTGTGTCTCACCGCGCACTGGTTCCACATCCAGGCGACCGGCATCTACTCCGTCTGGCGGCCGGCGTCGTGGAAGTTGATCCCGCAAACCTGCCGGCCCGAGAACGCGCAGAGCTTCGCGGGACAGCATGCGAAAACCTCGACGTCCTGGTACCTGTTCGACGAAGCGAGCGAGGTGGACGATCGCATCTGGACGACGGCGGACCCCGGCGGCTTGACGGACGGCGAGCCGATGTTTTTCGCGTGGGGGCAGCTCGTGCGCAACACGGGCTACTTCTACCGCGTGTGCCAGGGCGACGTCGCCGGCCGCTGGAACCATCGGCGGGTCGATGCGAGATTGAGCCGGTTCACGAACAAGGCGCTCCTCGAGCAGATTCTGCAGGACTACGGCGAAGACAGCGACACGTGGCGCGTGCGCGTGCTGGGCCTGCCGCCCCGCGCGTCCGAGCTGCAATACATCGATACGCTGCGGGTGCAGGCGGCGCGCAAGCGGTCGTTCAAGGCGGCCGACGACGAGCCGCTCGTGGCCGGGTTCGACGTCAGCGGCGGCGGCAAGGCGTGGAACGTGATTCGGTTTCGGCGCGGCCTGGACGGCAACCCGCGGGCCCCGATTCGGATTCCCGGCGAGAGCGACCCCGATCGCTCGCAGCGGATCGGGGTCTGCGCCGAGCTCCTGAGTGACCGGCGGCCTGGGCACCAGCTCGCGGCGCTCTTTGTCGATAGCGCCTTCGGGTCGCCGATCGTCGTGCGGCTGCAAGCGTTGGGCTTCGACAACGTCTACGAGGTGAACTTCGGCGGCGCCTCGCCGGATGCGCATTTCGAGAACATGCGCGCTTATATGTACGGACGTGCGAAAGAGTGGTTGTTACTCGGGACGTTACCGGACGAGGACATCCTCTGTGACCAGCTCTGCGTGCCGGGGTTCCACATCAACCGGCGCGGGCGCGTGGTGATTGAGAGCAAGGAGTCGTTGCAGAAGCGGGGCGAGGCCTCGCCGGATGACGCGGACGGGTTTGTATTGACGTGGGCGCAGGCGGTGGCGCCGCCGCGGCCGACGGTCGAAGTGCGGCGGCAGGCCCGGCCGGTGAGCAGCACGTGGGGGTGAGCGGTGGCACAGTTTATTCGCCAAATCATGCCGACAAGTGCGCCGATGGTTGACGTATTCGCGACGCGCGAGGAGTCTACGCCGGGCTATTACTGTGAACGGATTGCCGCGCTGGCACTTGTGGATTTTTGGAATAACGAGGTCGGCGAGGATGAGGAAGACGATCAAGATGAAAAGCGTCCGCCGCACGGGGTCAATCCCTCACGGTGGGTCGAGCCGGTGCGATGCGTTGACCAAGAGATCTTCACAACCGACCGCCCCGACAGGGAGCTCTGGTTGGGCATCTATTTCGAGGACCAATTGCGCGAGCCGGACACTCAACACAAGCTGGTCGAGTTGGCGAAATATGCGCGGGAGCGGCGAAATCGCAACCTGAATGACACGGGCGATCGAGCAGATGTCGAGAACACCGATGGCGCGACCGCGGGTGATCGGTAGTGACGGCCTTAACAGGAAGGACAGGAGGACACCGATGATTCCCTCACTACGGCTCGTCTGTCTGGTCTTCGCGTTCGTGTGCTTCGTGCTCTCGGCGCTCGGCGTGCCGAATCCGCCGCGGGTCAATCTGCAAAGCGCGGGGCTCGCGTTCTGGATCGCGACGCTGTTCCTCGTGTGACGTGGCCGCGGCTTATCGCAGTCGTAGGCGTGTCGGCCGAAGCCGCTGCTCGCTCCGCATGACGTGCAGCACGACGACCCGCGCGCCCTCGACGCGATAGAAGACCCGGCAGGGCGGCTCGACGATCTGCCGATACCGGCCGCCGGGGAGCTCCGGCGGCACGGACCCACTGCGGGGGAAGCGGGCCAACTGCCGCATGTGCGCGAGGACGCGCTGCACGAGGGCGGTGGCCGCGTCGGGATTGTCGAGCGCGAGGTAGTCGGCGATGGCGACGAGGTCGGCCTCCGCCGGCTCCGTCCAGACTACGTCCGCCAACGAGCCATCCGCTTCTGCATCCGTCGTTCCACGGCCGTGTGGGAGAGAACCCGTCCGTCGGCCAGGGCCCGCTCCCCGCGGGCGATGCCTTCCAGGATCGCCATGCGCCGCTGCAGCGTTTCATAGCTCTCGACATCGACCAGATACGCGCTCGGCAGGCCGTGGTGGGTGATCAGTACGGGTTCGCGGTCGGCGGCGAGTTGATCGAGGACTTCAGTCGCGCGGCGTTTCAAGGTGGTGACAAGTTCAGTCCGCATGTGATACTAGAGTAGCACATGGGTGGACGACCGTGCCTGCACGCAATGCGATTGCGGTAGAAGTTAAACCGTGGGAAGACACTCGGCTCCGGTGCGGGATCGGGCATCGGTATCGTGGGCGCGTGCGTCTTGTTCAGCGTCAGGGCTATGACATGGACGGCGAAGGGTTTCTCTATCCGCCGTCCGATGACTTCGATCCGCCGACGTGTGTTGTTTGCGGGCTGAAGACATGGAAGCGCGACGACACGATCTCGGCCCTAGAATAATGGTTGCGCCCGCCGCGGGCGGTCTTTCAGACTGGCCCGACCGATGGGCCTGCACGCCGGCGCCTCGCTCGATGCCGATACCTACCTGATTTCCACGCGGCAGCGCGTCGTGTGGACGCTCGCCGAACGCAAACACCTCGACCGCTGCGCGAAAGACTTCAACGTCCACGGCGACCGGCTGATGCTCAAGTGCGGGCAGCTGACCTGTCCCGATCCCGTCATTCACCTGGCGGCGAAGTTCGATGAGCCGGGCGGCGCGGTCCTGCGCTGCGGCTGCACGGATCGCGTCTTTAGCCAGACGGTGTAGCCATGCCCCGCATGCTGAGACCTCCCCCGCGTGTCGTGCCGGTCGCGGTGCGCGCGCCGATTCCGGTGGGGCCGGTCAGCCGCCCCGCGGCGCCGCTGCCGCCCGTGGCCGTGGTGCGCGGGCCGTCGGTCGGCGAGGCGCTCGCGCGCGTCGTGCCGCCTGTCGCGCCGCGTGCGGTGGTCGTGGTGCCCCGCGTGCCACGGATGCGCCGCTGATGCCCGACGCGGAGTCCGCGGTTCCGCTGGACGAGCAGGTCGCCACGCTCCGCGACGAATGTGCGAAGGAGTGGGCACGCCTCGATACCCGCCTGCGGATCACTGAAGGCGGCGGCAACGTCAACGACGCGCACGTCAAAGAGGTCTATCGGGACTTCGTGGCGCACCGCGACATGTCCCTCTGGCGGCGCCTGCGCTGGCTGGTCTGGGGATCCCGCTATGCCTGACGCCCTCGTCCAAGAGCTGCTCGAGCGCAAAGCCTACTCGGAGGCGAACTGGCAGGAGATCCGCACCGAAGCCGAAACCGACATGCGCTTCGTCGGCGGCAACCCGTGGGACGACGACGACCGCAAGCTCCGCAAGAACCGTCCGACGATTGCGCCCGAGGAAATGGGCCAGTACTTCAACCACGTGATCAACGCGCTGCGCGCGAACCCCCGCGGGATGAAGTTCGCGCCCGTCGGCAACGGCGCGAATGACGACGGCGCGCGCTGGTATCAGGACAAGGCGCGCGAAGTCGAATACCGCAGCCACGCTGAAGTGGCCTACTTGACCGCGGCCGAAAACGCCATCCAGCGCAGCTACGGCTACTGCCGGGTGACCACGAAGTACTCGTCGCCGCGGTCGCCGAATCAGGAAATCTGGATCGAGGCGATTCCCGACCCCGACAAGGTGCTGCTCGACTTCGACGCGAAAGAACCGGACGCGAGCGACATGCAGTATGCGTTCGTCTTCGAGTGGGGCTCGCGCACTGAACAGGCGAAAAAGCGCGACGTCCTGCTGCCGAAGAAAACGAAAACGCACGCGGCCTCCAGTAGCGAGGATCTCGAGTGGACCGGCGCGGCCGGGGGCAAGCCGACGGGCTGGATCGCGGGCGACCAGGAGCTGCTCGCGGAATACTGGACGTTGACCACGACGCCGCGGCAACTCCTACTGATTGCGCCGCCGCCGCCGATCGGCCCGCCGATGCTGCGGGGGTTCCCGCCGATTAACGGGCCGGCCGCGGGGCCGTATCCGCCGCCGGGACTGCCCGGCCTGCCGCCCGGGATGGCGCCGCCGCCTGGGATGCCGCCGCAGATGATGACGCGCCCGAACGGGGCGCCGCCGATGATGCGCGGCGGATTACCGCAGGGTATGCCGCCGATGGGCGTGGGGATGCCGCCCGGTCTTCCGCCGCAGGGGCCGCCACCGCCGCCCCCGCGCCCGCAGGCCGTGTTCGAGGACGAGTTCGAGGCGGTCTGGCGCCCGAAGGGCTGGACCGTTGTTCGCGAACTGCGAACCGTCGACGACCCGACCGTGCGGCTGTACCTCACCGACGGCCTCGACATCCTGCACGAGCAAGACTGGCCCGGCAAGTACATCCCGATCGTCTCCTGTTACGGCAAGGTGCTGTACGTGCCCGAGGGCGGCCAGGTCAAACGCAAGATCCTGTCGATGACCCGCTTCGGCCGCGACCCGTGGAAAGCCTACTGCTACTGCTGTTCGCAGGAGCTCGAAGTGCTCTCGATGGTGCCGAAGAGTCCGATTATGGCCGTCGAAGGGCAGCTCGGGCGCCATCAACAGGAGTGGGAAGACTCCACGCACACGCCGAAGTCGGTCCTGTTCTACCTGATGCGGACGCCCGCGAGCGGCGAGGCGCCGCTGCCGCCGCCGCAACGCCTCGACTACCTCCAGGGCGAATACCTGCAGGGGCTCCAGGCCGTCAAGGAGGGCTATCGCCGCGCGATTCAGGCGGCGATGGGCAGCAACTTCCTGCCGACGCAGGCGCAGCGGATCAACGACAAGAGCGGCGCCGCGCTCAAGAGCATCGATAGCGCCGCGGCGGCCGGGACGTATCACTTCGTCCACAGCTACGAGTCGATGATCCGGCGCGTCGGGATCATCTTTGAAGACCTCGCCGCGGAGATTTACGACTACACGGGCGAGACGGGCACGATGGGCGCGGCGGGCGAAGCCGTCACCACGCGGATCAACGACCCGAACGACCCCGATAGCGTCAGCACGCAGGGCGACTATCTGGTGACCGTCTCGAGCGCGCCGTCGAGCGACAGTGAGCGCGACGCCGCGGAAGACTTCACCGAGACGCTGGTGCAGAACCTCGGGATGGTGGCGCAGTTGGCCGGGCCGAAAGTGGCGAGTGCGGTGTTTGCCCGCGCGATTCGCATGCGGAACCTCGGGCCGATGGGCGATGCGATTGCGGACCTCATCGAGCCGCCCGAGTTCAAGAGCGAGACCGGCGAACCCGTCTCGCCTGAGGTCGCGTCGCTCCAGGCGCAGGTGCAGCAGCTCACGCAGGCGCTCCAGCAGGCGCAGCAGGCGGCGCAGGGCAAGGCCGGCGAGCTCCAGAGCAAGCAGCAGATTGCGCTCTTGCAGGAGCAGG